TCTTCAGCCAACTTCTTAAAGAAGTCTAGACCCTCTTCATCGTCTTCGCTAAACACTTCCTCTGCAGGTTTTGTCTGCTTCGACTTGAATACTGGTGCTTCCATCTGAAGATCAGCCGTTTCTGCTGATTCGCTAATCTTAGCACGTTCTTCAAACTGGTTTACATTCCACCCAAGAACACGATGTAGTCTTGCCTTGAGTTCATCATAAGACTTAAAGTTAGATGGTTCAAGGAAAGCCTTGAGTGAGTGTTCCTGCTTCCAAACTCTTTCGAGCTCTTCATCGTCATCTAGCAAAGGAGACTTAGAATCAAATTCAGACTTGTCATAGTTTCTGTAGCCTTCAACTTGACGAATCTTTAGCTTGAAGTTGGAACCTTCCCAGAAGTCAAAAGGATTAATCGGCTCTTCGTCTTGGAACTGAGGAGTCATTAGATCATTGAGCTTATCAAAGATCTTCTTACCGTACTGGTATAGAAACACCTTGCCTTCATTCTGAGGATTAGCTGGGTCCTTGACTACATAGATATTGCTAATGTAGTGGAGACGGCGCTTCTGCTTACGAACAGTTTCCTTATTCTCCTCTAGTCCGGAATTCCAAAGTTGAGTGTTGTATTCGGAGACAGGATCCTTCTGACCAAGAGTGGTTAGAGATTTTTCAATGTACCAACCACCGGGGCCCTGGAAACCATGATCCCAGATTCGTACAAACGGAGTGTCTTCATTTTCAGGAGCTGGGAGAAAGCGAATTACTGCGTAGCCATTTCCTGCCTTATCAGTTTCTGGCTTCCAGAAACGAGTGTCATCTTTGGATTCATACGAACCCTTATTGATTTCATTAGCTAGCTTTTGGAATTGATTCTGACGATTGTTTTTAAGTTGTGCAAAAGATGTTGTCATTCGTATTACCTCGTATTACAGTGTATTGCAGCGTATGTGTATATTTACTTATGTGTAGATATTCTCTATTCACAAAATATCCATTCTAGAGTGAATATCACAGACTTATTTATTCTATCAAATATAGAATAATAATTACATAGTGAATCTGCTTTTGAGCACATTAACGTATGTTTTTTTATCAAACTTTAGAAAAGACTTATACTTAAGACACTTTCTGTAGATGTCAGGCCAAACCACAGTGTCTTGTATTGACTTGTTCCAATGATTGAAAATATTTATGATGTTGTCAATGATGATGAGAGTTTCTAGGCATATCTCTTTTCTTAGTAAAAGAAGAAGAGCTAATGGATACTCTCCATTATTTGATTTAAAATTAATATTCATATCATCATCAAGCTTAGATATGTCATTTTCAAAAACATAAGATAAAGATTCCTGACGCTTAAGCCAGTTGATATAGATCTCTTCTGATTCAGAAGACAACAGATCACCTATCCATGTTTTACCATCATTGAGCATATTAGCGATCAAGTAACCTTCTACATCTTTCTTCTTAGAAAGCTTATAGAACATGTACTTGTCTTTTCGTACATCAAATGATGTACTTTTTACATTCACCTTTCCATTATATTTAAAATAATCATAGCTATCACTTGTAAAGTGATGCTTTAATGCTAGGTATTTTTTATACGCGTCGAATGGTTCCATCATCATATAGGAAGTTTAGCACTCTTAGTCATGTAGTTTTTTTCTTCAGCAGCTAATTGAATTTTAGCTTTAATCTTGCTTGAGCTTTTTACTAAAGAAGCAGCTGTTTCAATTTCAAGATTATTCTTTTCACAATAGTATACAACAGCATCTATATAATCAAGTTGAAAATCATTAACTAATAAGTCGATGTCTTTTATGAAATCTTGAACAGATTTTACGGAATTGATTTTAATTTTTTTCATAGTTTGTAAAATATATGTTTTCCTATGGATGCTGTTTTTTCAACACCTATATTTGAGAAAGGATTAGAAAGTCTTTGATGATGAAAAAAAGTAGCTCCTTTAGTATTGTCTTCTATAAGTTCATAGTTAATGATTACGTATTCTGCTATTTTCTTGCTTTCATAATAAGTTTTCCAGTAATTGATCTTCTTAGATGAAGAGCATACCCAAGAAAATTGGCATTTCCATCTAGTTCTCTGGTACACCACTTCACAGATAGTATCTGGAAAGCTCTTATGATTTAAGCGATTTAATGTAACAAGTGCTACTGCTATTTTACCATCGTCTGGTTCACCACTAGCTTCAAAATAAATGTTATCTGTTAAACACTTTATCTGTTTTTCATTAATTATTTTTTTATAAGGTTGGTATCCTAATACTTCTTGCTTTGAAAACAAGTAAGGTACATTATAGTTCATTAACGTTTGATCTTGCGCCCAAACTGGCATGCATAAAAGAATACCAATGACTATTTTCTTTAACATTTTTATCTCCTTATTTAAGGGAGAGGACTACCGTCCTGTTATTGATTTTGTCTTCCCATGCTATAATTTTCCTGAATCTTTATTTCTGGATTCTGGAAAGTCCAACATTCTCTAGTTTTATCGATGAAGACAACCCATTCTAGATGGTGTTCTTGCGAACGATCTATTAAAAAGTGTGCCCAGCCTTTTCCTTTTGGTGTGATTAGCGGAAGTGGAGGATTCAATTGTATCATAATATGACCTACTATTTTTAATAGGGCACCCTATTATTTATATGTGGTGCTGGAGGAGGGATTCGAACCCCCGACCTGATGATTACAAATCAACTGCTCTACCAACTGAGCTACACCAGCATTTATAGTATATTAAACAATCTATCTATTTAAGTACATAGCTTCTGATAAAGCTTTTCACTTATATTAAAAGCTTGCTTTTCCCATGGCAGGTTGATATATTCATAATAGCTTTGAGTATCTTCATACACCTTTTTTTTCCACTTCACATTACCATTATAACAGTCTTTGAGTTCGTTCAATAAGTATTGTTTAACATGCACCAATTCATGAAGTAACGTTTGTCTGAATACTTTTTTTGAAACTTTATCATTCAACACAATTGAAAATCGTTTTGGATTATTCATCTGATCTGTCCAAGAACACAAGCCATAAGCTTTCTCATCATTTGTTTCTTGGTTATCTATTTTTATAGAGATGTATACTTTGCTAAGTAGTTTTTTTCTATTCTTAAACATATATTCAAGAGCACGAGTCGATAACGCTCGTATTTCATTTCTTAATGCCTCATCTGAACACTTATAAACTTTAATGTTCATGAGTATCTACCCTTGATAAGTTTTAAATATCTTTCTTACTTTATCTTTATAATGAGATGTGGATTTAATAAAATATTGAGGTCGATCACCCTCAACTGCTATTAGAATTATGATTTTTGGAACTTCAATATTCTTAAGTTCTTCAATCATTAAACAATATGTTGTTGCTTGAAGAAAATAACTTTCAATGTCTTTTTCATCTTTTCGACGACTAGACGTCTTGAAGTCAAGTATAGCGTTCTTTCCTCCTACTTGGCAAAAGAGGTCGGTTCTTCCAGCAGTTTTTAGATCATGTGAATATAGAGGTATCTCATTGCCATATACTATATCTACCATATCTATATATTTCTGTATAGATTTAAACATTTCTAATGTCAATGGCATTTGCTTGTCAGCGAATGATTCATCATTGAGCATATATTTTTCACACATAGTATGGAGTCTAGTACCACGTGTTGCCGCATGATTAGAAATTTTATTAGCTTTTTCTTCTCCTACTTTCTTTCTCCATTCATACAACCATCTCTTATCAGATGCGCTTCCGAGAACAGTTGTAACCGATGGATACTTTTCTCCAGTAGGAGTTAAGTAAAACCTCTTATTATCTTCAATAAAAGATTCCAGCTCAAGGAACTCCATTTCCTCTCGCTGAAAAAATTTATTACGTAAAGCCGCGCTTATGTTTTGCAATTATATATTCCTTCACTAAACCAGATCTTACTATATCTTCGATTTCAAATTCAACATGAGAGAATCCTTTCATATCATCGAGTATGTTTATGAAAGACATTAAACCATTTTTTTCATTATAATTTAGATCGGACTGACGATAATCTCCGCACATCATCATCCTGCAATTATCACCTAAACGAGTTATAACTGAGTCGAGTTCATGAAAAGTCATGTTATTGACTTCGTCAACTATAACTATAGTGTCATAGAAAGTATTACCACGAATAAATGAAGTAGTAGTAAAATCAATTATTCGCTTGGTTTTGAGTATTTCATATGCATCTCCTCTTCCAAACAAATCGGTGCAAATTGTTTGGTAAGGCATTTCATATACTTTTGTTTTATCTTTTACAGAACCAGGGAGAAATCCAATATCCCTAGTAGGAACCGCGCTTCTAACAATAACTATGCTTTTATAATGAGAATTGTTTTCAAGTATTTCTCTAAGAGCTAAATACAATGAAATATACGATTTTCCAGTTCCAGCTAATCCATGGAGCAATAAATTGCTGCCGCCGTTCCATGATTTAAAAGCTTTTCTTTGATTATCTGTGAGTGGATTTATTCGTTTAAGATTTAAATGATTTCTGCTGATCTCTTCTTGTTTTTGTTGTTGCTTATGACGTTTTTTGTTTAATTTTTTCTCAAAACGTATTAATTGTGCTTCTTCTATGTGCCCGTTTAATATCTTTGAGTTTGTCTCTAAAAGCATCGTCCGGTTTCCTTAATCCTATTCTTATCGGATCTACCACTCCGATAGAACTGGTGTGTACTTGTTGAAGATTTGGATTTTGCTCAAGGTATTCATCTTTTAAACTAATAGATTTAAAAAATTTGTCGAACACCTCCTGAGTTTCTTTGTTTTGAAAAGAATACGTTGGCATCTTAATCTTCCTCAGAATACTTAATAAGGTCCAAAAGATTCTTAGATCTTAAAGCATTATGAATAAATTTTTCTTTACGGTTTCTATTAATCTTATGAGCGTTTTTTGGTTTCTTATCTAGAAAATCTTGATCTTTATTATAACGCTGCTCTTTATACGACTTACTCATTGCTATCCTCTTCAAATATCCAAATCAGGAAAAGCTTGACGAACTATGGTTTTATTTATTCCGGTGAAAGCACTTTTTTTATCTTTCATTGCTAGCAACAACTTAGCATCTTTTGGATCTATTGATTCCAACATCTGAATAAACAAAGTTTCTCTTCTTAAGTTTGTTAAATTATTATTGCCGCCTTCAATAAATAAATAAAGCTTTCTTAAATCGGTTAAGAATCTTCCTTCTATATCTAGGAATTCACATGGCTTATAAGGTGGATCGCCTTCTGGTAGAAGCCATTTAATATTTTTATCATAGATATATTTGAAAATAATCTTAAATGATTCGGCGAATCTATGAGAAGATAAAGCTTGCGCTTTTTCTTTATTTGAAGAAAGTTCTGATATTTCTTTAAGGAGAACGTATAAACACTTAGTCATTTCATAACCTCAAAAGTCATTAATCGATTCCATCAATACTTTTAATTTATTTTTAATAAAATAATTAAATAATTTTGATTTATCTTTTCCGGATTGTAATTCAAACTCATGCATTATTTTATCTTTAATAGACTGCGGAGTCATTGATAGATCAATTAAAACTTCATTTCTTTTATAGTTACGAAGCATTTCTTCATTACAAAATTCTTCTGGTTTCTTTTGTATCCATTCGGATAAATTTTTCTTTGTTACCGGTTTTTGCCTAATTGAGTCCACAAAGCTATTATCTGGTGAAAGGAAATTTGGTATCCCATCACCTACATCGCCCTTTAGTATATGTTCTTTCATGAACATTTTTGGGTTATCATTGAATATATACTTTTTATTTATAGGATCGAATTGCTTAACATGAACTGAACTATTATAAGATTGTAGTTGAATAAAATCTTTATCACCTGACAAGATTAAAATGTGTTCTTTTTTAGGAAGTATTTTATTTGAATATTCACACACTATAGTACCAATGATATCATCTGCTTCAGCATGATCTAGATGAATAACTCTATAAGGAAATACTTCTTTTAACTCTTCACGAACGGTATTCAAATTTGTAAAAATTAGACCCCAATCAATATCTGATGTTTCTCGACTCTTTCTACGATTGGCTTTATAGAATGGAAAAACATCTTTTCTCCAACTACGTTTTCCATCAGTAGCGATTACTAGTTCACCAAATTCTACACCAAATTTTTTATAAAGAGATCTAATTGTATTGAGAGTTGTAGATCTAAACAGATCTAACTCGATGGGTGTTTTACCTAGATGCTTACCATAAAGGGCCATTATGTTAGCAATCATAACTTGATTCAAATCAAGGATAATCATTATATTCTCCGAAATTAATCTTCTATAGTTTCTTCATCTAAAAATACGAGCTGTTCATCGATCATAGCTTGAATAGGATATTCAATTTCATCATAACGCAATAGAATCGATTTAATAGTGGTCATCAGAAAGGCAATGTCTTTTGTATTACTAATATGATATCCATTATCAATCATGATTCTAACATTTTCTTTTGTCATCTCTTCTGCTAAAACATCAGCAATTTCCATACGTGACAATTTAATTTTTGTTTTAAGTTCTTCAACTGTTTGCGGAGGAACGTCATGCTTTAGCCTAGGAAAGACAACGATGTTATCTTTAAGTTTTCCTTCTTTTGTCTTTGACATGAAAGCTCCTATCTAATTACTCTTAAAAGAATTGTATCATCGTTAATTCGTCCATTCACTTCAACGGGTTTTGTTGTTAGTTCAGACATTAATTTCTTTAATACAATCTTCCCTCCGTCCAAAACTTTTTGAATTGTTTCAACCGGTTTACGAACTTTCTTTTTGATCGATGCATCTGGATCAAAGTTTTGAATAGTTGTACCTTTAATACTAAACCCGGCAGGGCCTAGTGAATTAAATAAAGTTAACTGATTCAACTTTGTATTAAAAACCCAAAGTTGATGTGCGCCAATAATCATTTGTGGATCAATGGATTTAATCTTTAACTTATTAAACTCTTTTTGAAACTTTAGATTATTTATCTGTTTTTCAACAGACACTGGTTTCTTTTTCTTTGGATTTCTTGGCTTAGATGTTTTTACGTTACCGATGTATCTTTCAATGTCTGAGATAAGGTTTGACAATCCATCATATATTTGTTTCTTACGCTGCTTACTGAGATAAGCATAACCTTCATTCAAACAATCATCGTTTCCTTCTAACATCTCTTCAAATTCATCAAAATAGCTTCTCTTAATCATTGAGAGAATATGATTACAGATCTGAGAATTAAGTTGTTCTCTTTGCAAATAGTCATACAAAGAAAAATTGATTTTACTAGTTTTATTGAAATACCAATCATCAATTATTTCTTCAAGAACCATCATATGTTTTTGAGCTATCGCACGGATTCTTTCTTGAATTGAAACCACGTTATCATTAGATTTGACTTCTTCTTTTACTTCGGACTTGTTACCCAATAATGATGATAGTCTATCAGATATAATGTTTTCTAGTTCTCCAGAAAACGTAGTTCCATTAGCTGACATTCTACAAAGTGCCGAGGTAGTCTTCTTAACAGAATCATAAGATAAAGAAAGAACATGATTAACTTGTTCTTTATTATAACTGTTCTTTTTCATATAGTCAGAAAGCCATCTATTGCAGTCTTTTTCATCTGACATATACGAATACCAATTTAAAGACGGTATTAGATCACCATCTGTTTTAGATGATATGTCTTTCTTAACAATTGGTTCATGACCATATAGCTTTACTGCTATAATTTTTTCATCGGTTTTCATTAGATTATCTTTTTCTTTTTAAGAATAGAAGTTAAGAATGTTTCCCATTCATTTACACGACGATCCCAATTATATACAGCATCAATATAGGATTTTGTTGAGTCTAAAGAACTAACTAAATGATGATTTTGTACATTAACAATCGCCCTATCCAATTCATTATATAATGCTAACGTATGATCTCTCGTGTCTTCTTGGTATTGGTACATCCATGTTAGATTTGATCCAGTTTCATATAGCGCGCCATAGTTAGGATGGATACACAAGCACCTAGCACTCATTGCTTCAATCAAAGCAATACAAGATGTCTCTAGCCAAATTGATGGATAAGCAAATATGTGTGCTTCTTGTAAAGCTTTTCTAACAACATCGTTACTTTGAAAGCCATGATAATTAATATTTGGATGTTCTTTACAAAGATCAAATAAAGCTTTATAAGGTTCATCTCTTTGTTCCCATCCATAAATCTTAAAGCTTGAGAACACGTCAAGTTCAATGTTATTATACTTTTCTGCCAATTTTATGAACACTGGAACAAGTATCTGTAACCCACGATGAGGAGTCGTATGATAAATCAATTTAATTTTATCGTACTTCTTTTCAATTGATGGAATAGGTTCTATAGCATTCTGAATCACAGTACACTTATACCAAGGAATTTTATAATAATTAATGTAAGCTTGCATTTGCCAATTTGATACAAACACAAGCTTTTCAAATTTAGTGTATCCTCCTGACTTCAAATGATCTGATTCTGGATCACCCGGCAAATCATGCAACCAATAGATAGGAATAAGCTTTGGGTCTATATCTCTAACGCGCGAGCAGATGATCTGAAACTTGTCAAGGATTTCCGGATTAAGTTTTTGACCAAGAGCGAACTTCATTCTTTCAGTTCCACCCATCGCATTTTTAGAAACTTCATCTATTGCAATTGGCATTTTTTATTCCTCAAAGTAAAGAGGGGCCGAAGCCCCTCTTCTTATCACCTTAGACGTGATTTGTTAGAGCTCGATAACCAGCAGCGATTAGTTCGCGTGTTGGACGACCTAGACGATAAAATGATTCCGTGTTCTTACGACGGTTGAAATAAATCGAATGGCCTTCCTGACGAAGGAAAGTAATAGCTGCCGTAGGATTCTTCAAACCATAGCGAGAAGAAATCTGACGGCTGGTCAAACGAGCACCGCTCTCAAGAGCATTGAGAAGCTTTTCAGTCTTAGACATAAAATAATCTCCAACATTAAAAATCTAGTGATGGTCACTAGCACCCTTCAACTATGCTATAGTACTATATAGCATAAAATAAGTACACTACATTCGACGATTACGTGTTCCAATTGTTTTTACGTCAATGTCATCAGTGATGTACTGATACCCACCTTTGTTATACATCTGTGCAATCCTCTTACTCTTAGCTAAGATAGCTTCTCGAATATGTTCTGGTTCGCGATTAAGATTAATAGGGTCCATGATAGATGTACGCCCACACACGTTGGACTCAGTAGATTCTATTGATTTGATATGTTTAGTAGTTCTATAGTCAGAAGCATTTGGCTTATATTCATAAAAGTTACGAGTATAAGATTTAGCCTTTAACGAAGTGACCTCGGGCATCTTGTTCTGAGATCGCCACTCATTGTATTCTTTGAGCTGGGCTTTCTGTGCCTTAGTCATTTTAGTTTTTTTACGAGAACTGTTTGCAAAAATTTGAATCATCATGGTTCTTTCCTCAAATATTCAAACGTTTCTTTCCAATTCTTGACTGTTTGTACATTATATCTTTTATTTTTAATATTGTACATAGCCTGAGCTAAAGGTTTATCATTTCCTAAGGTGTGTGTTTCATTAGCTATGAAATTAATGTATTGCTGTTCATCAAAATATTTTAGAATCTGAGATTTATCTTTTCCTCTTTCACATATATCAATACTGGTTTCGCCAGATATAAAAGCAATCAAAGCAGGAAATTTTTCATTTATATATTCTACGATCTTTCTTCTTTCTTTAGAAGTTTTATCCCATGCTGTATATCGATGTCTGTCTTCTTTTGAAGCAGACTTACCTACAACAGAAAAGCTTATTAAACCGGTCCTGTATTCTATGTTAGGACCTGTTCTTATCTTAAACTCACTGTTTTTAAGTACGTCCGACAGATATGACATAAGATCTGTCGGAGGCCTCCAGTTACTAAGTACAGCTTCTTTCCCATTCATCCAAATAGAATTACCACCAGAAGTAAATAAAGCTTTACAGCTACTTAACAAGCGATTACCTAGCCTTGGAAGAATGTTTTGGTATGTGTTGTTGGTGCAAAGATATACATCTCTCTTAGGAATCCAACTCTCAAGCCAATGCATAAAGTGAGAGTCTATAGCTTCATTGGGATCAGTCAGTGTTCCATCTACATCAAAGATATATACAGTTTTCATTTTAAGTCATCGTAATATAGTGTTGAAACGTATTGGCCATCAAGATTATAACCACATGCTTTCAAAAATAATGTAAAAGACTCAAACACTTGATTCAAATTGGAATGGGCTGGAATCACGTATTCAACATCATTTTCAATAACTTTAGAAGAAGTCGAATCTTTAATAATAAATTTTTTCATGTTATTAATCCCATAGGTTTCTATAGTATTTACCAAATAATTCATATCCTTCTTGCATCTTATCACTTCTTGCAAGATATTTTTCTGTTGGAAGATCTAGCATTTGAAAAGAATAATTTTCATCAGTTACTTCCTTGACTTGTTCTTCGAACGTCCAGATCATGTGATCCATAATCTCATTCCATTGTTTATGACCTTCTTCCCATGCCTTCTTATCATCTTCTGCATAAAAATCGAAAGTGTATTGAACTGAACTTGTTGATGTTTGTTCATGCGCAGGCATTAAAGCCGATCCATGCTGCGTTTCTTTTAATTGCTTCAACATGGGGAGAATAATAAAAGATAAGGTTAAGTCCATACTCCAGGTATCATACGAATCAATGCGAATATCAATTCGTCTGTTTTTTCTATAAGGACCAATATAAACTTTCATGATTCTACCTATATAGATTGGTGGACCGTATAGGGGTCGAACCTATGACCAATGGATTAAAAGTCCACTGCTCTACCAACTGAGCTAACGGTCCATTATTCATGGCAGGGATATAAGGACTCGAACCTCAACTAACAGAGTCAAAGTCTGCTGTGCTGCCATTACACCATATCCCTTTAATTGGTGGGCCCTGAGGGACTTGAACCCCCAACCAAATGATTATGAGTCATCTGCTCTAACCAATTGAGCTAAAGGCCCTGTTAAATTGGTGCCCCAGGATGGATTTGAACCATCGACCGCACGGATATAAGCCGTATGCTCTCACCACTGAGCTACCGGGGCATTATTCATTTTTTAAAATATATTCATCCGCATACTGCTTAGCCCACAATGCATAGAAAAAATTATCACAAGAAGAGTCCCAAGTCAAATGGTTTTTCAAACCAGTCTTTTCAAGTCTTTTCAATCGCATTTTGTAATATTCGAGCCAAGTCATATTCAATCTCTAAATTGGTACGGCTGGTGGGATTCGAACCCACATGGTCAAAGACCGCAAGATTTTAAGTCTTGTGCGTAAACCGTTCCGCCACAGCCGCATATATTTGGCCTGCCCAGAGGGATTCGAACCCCCGACCAACAGCTTAGAAGGCTGTTGCTCTATCCAACTGAGCTATGGGCAGATAGGTATATAGTATCTAATTTAAAAAAATATGTACATTAGAATTTTAATTGTTCAAGATTTCTTTCAAATAACTAATAATAGCCGGAGAGAACGCAAATAAGATCCAAAATAACATTGTAATAAGACTCATAGGTTGACTGCGTGAACGTCTTGTTCTTATTCTTGTTCTTGGTCTAAACGGTGATTTCCATTTAGTAGAATGCTTGGGTTTCCATGCTTTAACTTTCTTAGGCTTATGTTGTTTGTTTTGAACACGTTTTTCAATCTTTGTATAACCGCCTTGTCTAGTCGTTTTAGTGACTGTTACTTGGCCACCGCGGTGTGTATATGTTGTTCGTGTAGATCCATCTTTATAAGACTGAGACCAAGTAGTAGGTTTACCGTTTTGATAAGTGGTATAAGTGGTTCCACCTCTTTTAGTTCTTTTGAACCACTTAGCCATAAGACATTACAGACCAATGTTCTTACGTGTAAACTTCATCATGATGTTATCATTGTAATAATCATCATTTTCTAATACATTGTGTATAAATTGAAGTTTAGCTTCCCAATAATTACATTCACCCCTTGTCTTACAAAGACGTAAGATAGACTTTTTAAATTTATCTTTACCTAGTGATTCAATGTCAGCTAAGAGACGTTGTGAAGAACCCCAGTAATCTTTCCAGTCTGACTCTTTACGACAACGTTTTCTTTTTCCTTTGACTTGTTTGGAAGACGCCTTTGTAAAGTACTTACGACCAATGTATCGTTTACCTGTATCTAGATTTTCTATTAGGTAAACAAAACCATAGTGTGCGTTCACAAGCTCATCATCTATTTGTTTTTCTTCGTATAACCACATAATACCACCCTTCAGATGGTATTATTTATTTCATTTTATTTTATTAAGCAAGAAAGCAAATGCTAATATGAGTGTACACATAACATAGTAATTATATTCAATGATTAGTTGTGTTACTAACTCGCCCATACTTCTTCCCAAGAACCAGACAAAGCACCTTTAGCATAATCTGTAGCTCTATTTTCAAAGAAGTTTGTATGAATAGGTGCGTTAATCATAGTCTCTACCCATGGAAGTGGATTCTTCTTGACTTTATTAATTCCTTTAAGACCGAGACTAATAAGGCGCCTATCAGCAATATACCGAATATAGTGCTTAACATCATCACTTGAAAGGTTCTCCATGTCGCCCATAGAGAATGCGAGGTCGATGAATCTGTCTTCCAGCTCAACCATCTTTTCCGCAATAGTATAAATTTCTGATTTAAGTTGGTCATTCCAAATATCTCGATTCTCTTCAACAAATGTTCTGAATAGTTTAATCATAGATTCTGCGTGAATAGTTTCATCGACAATCGACCATGTAATGATCTGTCCCATACCTTTCATCTTGCCGTGACGAGGAAAGTTTAGAAGCATGATGAATGATGAGAACAACTGCATACCTTCAGTGAACGCAGAGAATGCTGCGATCTGTTGCGCGATCGTACTTGCATCTTGGCCAGCTATCTTAGTAAAAAAGTCATGCTTAGCTTTCATCTCTTCATACTGCATGAATTCATTATATGTAGATTCAGGCATACCAAGTGTTTCAATCAAATGAGAATACGCAGCAACATGAAGTGCTTCACGAGCGGCAAAGCCGCTCAACATCATCCTTACTTCAGGTTGAGGAAAATAAGGAAGGTAATTATGAACGTAGCCACCAGCAACGTCGATATCTCCCTGTGTAAAAAATCTAAAAATGTTTGTAAGAAACTTCTTTTCTTCATTTGTTAACCTCTTCTTCCAGTCTTTAACATCTTCAAGCATAGGAACTTCGGTATGAATCCAATGAGATTGTTCATGCTTGAGCCAAGAATCATACGCCCAAGGATAAGAGAATGGCTTGAAGTAATTGCGTTCATCTGTTAGTTTTAATGTGAGCTTCTTAATCATTTTCGTTGTGTCCAATCATGTGAATTTTTTCTTTTTCTATCATGTCAATAATAAAATTTGTTACTTGTATTTCTTTACTTAGAAAAAACATCTTTGTTTCTAGCTCTTTTAATTTCTCTGTGTAAAATTCGAGTTCTTTTTGTTTTTGCTCTCGCATCTTATACACATCAGATAATAAAACTATGTTAGATTTTTCCATCAACCCTCGCAAGCTAAACAGGCTTCTCCTTCGGTCAACTGCTTCATATCGATTTCCTCAATGATGTGCCTTTCAATCTTCTTTGCAACTCTGTCAGCTTTTCCAATCTTTTCAGAACGACAGTAGTATAGAGTCTTTAGTCCACGCTTCCAAGCTAAGAAGTGAACGGCGTGTAGGTAAATAATATTTATATTTGGTCTAAAGAAAAGATTGACCGACTGTGCTTGATCTATGAATTCTTGTCTATCGGCAGCATGCTCTATAACCCAACGCTGATCTATTTCCATAGATGTCTTAAACACATCTTTTTCCCAATCGGTCATGAAGTCAAGGTGTTGCACTGAGCCATCATTTGCTATGATGGATGACCATACTTCATCATAGTTTATCTTATCATCTTCTTTACATTTATCTTTAATTAGCTTATCGAGAAACCTATTTTTATAAAATGAAGCGCCGCTCAAAGTGTCTTGTCTATAAGCATTCGCTCGATAGGGCTCGATGGAAGGTGAAGTATTGCCCATGATGATTGAGCTAGATGCGTTTGGTGCAACAGCCATTAAGTGGCTAAATCTAAGACCTGTTCCTTTAGCATCTGGTGCTTCTCCCCTAGATTTTCCCAGCTCAATATTTGCTTCATCGAGTTGAGTTCTAATGTGCTTAAATATTCTTTTATTCAAGCCAACTGCCATTGCTGATTCCCATGGAATAGACTTCTTCTGAAGAAGAGCATGAAACCCAAGAGCACCTACACCGATCGAACGTTCCCTCATCGCTGAGTACTTTGCTCTCTTGATTACATTAGGAGCATTGTTGATGAAGTAGCCCAATACATTATCAAGCATCTCTGCGATGTCTTTTAAGAACATCTTGTCGTTCTTCCAATTATCATAGTACTCAATATTGACAGATGATAAGCAACACACTGCAGTCCTACTTTTATCAGTTGGTAGGACGATTTCAGAGCATAGGTTAGATTGCTTGATAGATAGACCAAGCTTCTTCTGCCACTCGGGTAGGTGCTTATTAGATGTATCAATGAAGTGGATGTAGGGTTCACCCGTCAACATTCTTGTTTCGAGAATCTTTTGCCATAGTTCTTTAGCTGAGACGGTTTCTCGAACTTCTTTTGAGTGAGGATCAACTAGGTTCCATGAATCATCAGCATTGGGATCCAGCATGCATTTTTCAATGAGTTGCATGAAGTCGTCTGTGATGTTTACACCGTGATGAAGATTCAACGTCCTCATGTTAGGATCACCGGTTGGCTTCCTCATGTCAAGGAACATGACGATGTCTGGATGAGAGATGTCGAGGTATGCAGCGTAAGAACCCCTTCTTGTTTTTCCTTGACGATAAGCTAGAGAAGATGCATCGTAGATCTTAAGGTGTGGCATAACACCGGTAGACTTTTCATCAGAAGAACGGATACCAACACCAATGCCAATACCGCCGCCAAGCATTGATAGCCAGTTAACTTCCGACAAGCAATCCACAAGGCCCTCAGCCGTGTCGTGCAAGTACGGTAGAAAGCATGAAATAGGTAGTCCATGCTTACTACGACCAATTGAAAGGATAGGAGTAGAGTAAGACAACCAGTGACGACTACTATAGTCATAAAGTCTCTGAGCGTGTTCAGGATCGGTAGCAAAGGTCTTTGATACATAGGCAAATCTTTCTTGCGGTGATGTTTCATTATCGAGCATATAAGATTCTTTAAGTCGTTTAAGACCTAGTTCATCGAAGAGGGAGTCGCGTGTGTAGTCTATCTCAATTCCCATGTAGTTGACTTTTGATGTCATATAGATCCCTCGATGTTATGCTTTTATTAGTTGTTTTGAAATATTCGGTATGATGCTGGCTAGCTCATACGCACACTGTTGAGCAATGATCCTGTGTTCTTTTTGAGTAGAAGGATCACTCCTTACTTCTATGTAATGAATCCATGAACGAATTGATCCACTCATATACATCTTAGATAGTACTAGTCCTTCTGGCAAGACTGCTCTTGCTACTTCTTTTGCTATACCGTTGTTTATTGCCCACTCATACGCATGCTTAGCATAACCAATGATCTCGTCTTGAAACATCTTCCAGTTTGAATGGAGTGTTTCGTCATTGATCTCGATTGAGTTCTGACGATTCTTTAAATCTTGTAGTCTAGCTTCTCGCTGAACAAACGAGAGTTCATCCACTGGGTTCGCATACCTCTGACTAAACTCTTGGAAAGAGAACGACCTGTGTCTCAGTATCTGTCTGGCGATGTCCCTCGTCGTAGTTATTTCAAGACAAGCGTTGACCATTTCAAATGGAGACCAGTGTTTGTTTCTCACTAAGTATTGTATCAACTTTTCAGAAGTTTGTACATTATTTTGATTGCTCGGGTTGCTCACTCTAGCACAAAAAGCAATCAAGTCTTCACACCCAATGTCTTGATCCACCCCTACGTTGCATGAATAATCGTAGTCGATAACTGAATAACTAACCAGCCTGACAGGACGCTTAGCATGTTGGTCAATTAATTCACTGGCCCAAAGTTCTTCACCATCAAGACTCATTAGCATTTTCTCCACACTTGTACATTTAACTTAGCTTCAAGACCGCCAAACGTGTTCTTATCTACAATGATCTTAAGCTCCTCAGGCTCATGACCATTAAGTATCATCTCGTTGACGTCCTTGCCTTTTACATTCCCCGGCCATAGACAGACTTTATATCCGTTGTCTATATATTTCTCAATCTTGCTTACTATCTGCAATGACCTTGGCTCATTATCAAACACTATGGTTGCTTTTGATTTATCTATATCTATAGACTTCGTCAAATCTGAACCACACATCGCAATCGCATTATCAAAGAACATTGAGTCTATAGGACCCTCAAACACATAGAACTG